AAGTCCCAGGGAACAGGTTCGGATTACCCTTCGACAGTTCCTCTTCCTTGTCGACCTTCTTGCCGACACGGGCGGCATACTTCTCAGCCGCTGCGAGGATCTCAGCCTTAGTGGTTCCGTGGATGAATTCCATGTCCTCGTCATCAAGACCGAACTTGGTCTGAGCAATCTCACGGAAGTCCGTGGTCCGCTCCTTCTCCAGCTCGGAGAGACGAGACTGAGCCTTCTCGACTTCAGTCATCTGGGATTCCTTCCACTTGCGGAAAGCGTCAAGCTCAGTCTCAAGCTCGTTGTTCTTCACACGCTTTCCAGCAGCTTCACGACGGACCTTCGCAAGCTCTGCTTGCAGTTCCTCGTAGGAGAGCTGGGGCTTTTCGCTGCCTTCGTTCTCCTGACCGCTCTGCTGCTCTTCGGTCTCCAGGACCTTCTCTTCACTCATTACTTCAATCCTCCTGGGATTAAATCATTGCCGCTGACGTGAACTTCTGTCCTCGCCAGGAAAGGTATGGGCCAAGCTCACCATGCTGATGAGTGACCATGATGCGACGGTAGTCGATCGCCCTAGCTGAGCGATCATCGATCCCGAACTTCTCTCGTACGGACTTGTGGATCTGCTCCAGACGATCCTCGTCTAGGATTTGATCTCCGTCTGATTCAAAGGATAGGACGGGTGCGACCTTACAATTGCAATGCGGGTGGATAGGCTTGAGATGTCTGCGTCGATACCTCTGAGTTGACGCCACAACGCATAGCGCACAGTTAGTAGGTCCGACAAGTACGCGTCGATACCCGATGACCCGGTTCGCATTGGCGAACTTTTCCACGGAAGTGAAGTCTGAAAGTCTCTCCAGATCCGAGTCAATAAGCTCTCCGAGGCGTGATGATCCACTCCTGAGTGCGTCGTCAATGGACCCTCCATTCTTCAGCGATCTCCAGAAGTCCACGAAGGGACGAGCGTAAACATCCTCGGGAGGAACGCCGTACCTCAGTAGCTTCTTGATATCCCCGGGAGTGATGGGTTTCCCCTGATATTCCGGATCGTCTAGAAGGAGACCTAGTTGGATGTCCGCAAAGGCTGCGGTGATCTCGATGGCAACGTCGTACGACTCTTCAACGATGGGCATAGCCCTCTTGAGCCAGTCGCCAATGTTGGCCTTGTTGTGGAGGTCCATGTCCAGCCACTCGAAAGTCAACTGACTGAACGTGTACTCCTTAAGGCTTCTTAATTGGAGCCCCAGAGTTTGAGCGACCTGTTCCACTGCTAGGTTTGGCACCAGCACCTCCCTGAGCACCAGAGATAGCCATGAGAGCCGCTTCGCGTGCGTCAGCCTTCTTCTTCTCGGCGACAGCGAAAGCGATCTCTTCCGGAGTGAACTCCATCTTCTCCATTGCAAGCGAGAGAGGAATGCCCATCTGCGTGTACTTCAGACCAGCATCAGCAAGGGACGAAGTCGCCTGCTCTTCTGGGTTTGCCCAGATGGTCTTAGCTGCCTGGTTGTACTTCGAGTTGCCCAGGTACTTGAAACCGATCCTGGTGATCTTCTCGTGGGACCATCCCATGGACCGCATCCGAAGTCGGGTCTTGGAGACAAGACCAGCCTCAGACGCCTTGAGGGCATCTCCAGAGGCATTCACGATCTTACCGAGCAGGTAGTGAGGGGGAGTCTTGGAGATAGCAGCCATGTCGCCGACATCCTGCTGAACAGCATCAAGGATCTGACGGATGTCAGCTTCCTGGAACTCTCCGAACTTCGCTTCCTTCGTCTCGGTGACCCAGAGGACATCGGAACCAGGATCGAATGGAGGCTTCTTCTGGCCCTGACGACCCTGAGGGATCGTGATACCAGAAGCCCAACGCTGCTTGTACGCCTGAGACCTGGTGATAATCATCCGGTCTAGGACCGTGGCGTTGATCCTGTCCTGAACATCCTTGAGATTGAAGCTTTCAGCTTCCGCAAGAGACGTGTAGTTGAGGGACGGATTCCAGGCGTATCGTACCAGAGGTACAACACCAACAGAGTTAGGCTGAATATCGACCAGTTGAAATCCATTGGGGTCTCCGAATGTGGTCAGTCGCTTAGTCAGCGTCTTGACGTCGTAGGCGTCCTCAAGGTCTTCTGCCTTGGGGCCGACGTAGTAGGCCACTGCGTCTGGTAGATACAGAACCCCGACGATCCGTTCGGAGTACGTGTCCTTCCACATCTTCGCACCAGCGATGCCACGAGTGGGACGGACAGGATCGTACTCAAGACCGCACATGCGCGGATCTTCCATCGTGAAGACAGGCTGTCCAAAGGAATCCTCATCGGGTGGAGAAACAAGGACGAAGGCGTCTCCGAAGGTAGCCGCATAGAGGTGAATCATGGCCTCCTGGAAGTCCATGTCATTCGCCATCCACATGGCCGCTGCTTCTTTGTCACCTTCGTTCGTGTCGTTGAACTTCATCCCGTTGACTTTCATCCGCTCAACAGGTGACATGGTGACCAGGCCGTAATAGTTGGTCCGACACATCTTCTGGAATTCTCGCAGAGCTTTTACGTACCTGCGATCACCTGAGGGGAACGGATGGTTCCCAGTGGTGTAGTCTTCCAGCTCGTCGTATCGCGCCTGATTATTGAGGATTCGGGTGACGAGCCTGGACATGAACCAGTCTGGGGTTCCAGGGTCCGCCGTGTTAAGTGCCATTCTCTATGGTCCTCTCTCGGCACCTGGCCTTAGAACGTAAATACCCCGTTCGGGGTGGGATCAGAGTCCCTACCGTCTTCAATGGCATCAGCACGGGCCTCCAGGGCAAGTACAGCAGCCATGATTCCGTCGATCTTCCTGGAGGAACCACGGAACTCCTTCTTCAGGAGCTTGCCGTATCCAGGCTTCTCTTCGTACTGCGCATTAAGCGCGTGTGCAGACAGGATCGGATCAAGGTCGTGAGTGATCAGCTTGTGATTGACAGCGGTCTCAAACCGCTCCAATGCACGAGTCATGATGCTCGCCCTGTTGGTCCAGTACTCAAAGACAGTGTCTTCGAAGTCTAGAGCCCATCGGCCGATGATGTCCTGATAGTGAGCAGGGTCTGCATACATCCAGACCACGTTGTAGTTCTCAAGGATTCCACGTACCTTGGCATCAACCTCAGCGAATGGGACTTCCCAGTCCCGAGGGTCATCAGGCTTAGCCCAGATGTGGATAGTGAAGATGTGACCGTCTCTCAGGCGACAGCCGATGAGGGCTGTCGTGTCGTCGTTGATCGATCCGTCGAAGCCCAGAGCGATACGATCCTCAGGAGATATCTCCTCGAACGGAACGTTCATCTCGATCAGCTTCCACTTCTCAGGGTCAAGCCACTGAGTGTTTCCACGGACGATCTGGTTGAAGTAGAACCGACGAGCGTCCGCTTCCGTAGTAGCGGGGTCGTCCATCTCTTCTTCAATACGCTGTAGGTCAACCCATCGTGAGTCGCCATAGGCGTACCTGAGAGCAGCCCTGCGGGCTTCTAGCTGGTCCTCGTAGTCGAGGTCACGCTTGTCGACCTTGGCCGGTGCCATGTCCGGTGCTTTTCGGTAGTCCACCAGTAGGCCTGGCCTACCTTCTTCTGCCGCCTGCAAAGATAGCTCTGCCACGGACTCTTCACCAGGTGCAGGCGCATTGGTCGTTTCCACACTACGCCCCGAGAACTTACCAAGGTTACGACGGATGACGGCCGCCAGTTTGTCGCCGTGGTTAGATTTAACCCAAAGATGCGTCTCGTCCAGGACGACGAACGTTGGACGGTTACCTTCCCTTGACGTACTGCCAGCAGTAACCGGCTCAAGCTTTCCTCCATTGCAGAGAATACGAGTCTTACCGATGTCCAGCCAGTAGTTCTCCCTGGCTTCGCCATTCAGCAACATCTCGATGACAAGGTCCATCGTGTTATCCGTCTGAGCTTCAGACGTCGCAGCGATCTGAACCCAAGGTGAAGGCTGAGGCTTCCCTACGGCATTTCCGTCCACATCAAAGTGGGAGAACACCACTGGTCCGAGGAGTTCTGCGCAGCAGAGTGCAGCAAGAAGGGGAGACTTTCCCCATCCTTTAACACGGCCCAGAAGACCACGTCGGTAGGTGAACTTGCCGTTTGCGTCAACAGCATAGAGGTGAAGGACGAATCTGGCCTGTTCTTTGGAGAATCGCCACTTGTCACCTTTGTGGGCTCCATCCGGCTGAGCTAGGTTGTCGGAACACCAACGGAGAATCTCCCAGCCCAGCGTCCGCTCAGGGAGCGGTACATTCGCTAGGTCTTGGATCATGACTACTCCGCAGAGTCAATGTCTACAATGCGGACATCCCCAAGGATGAGCAGGGGAAGATGAATGATCGTGTAGCCAGGACCAGTTTCCATCTTGAGGCCATCAGACTCAGCGAGATAGAAAGGGAAGTCCTCTCCGTTCACCTTGAAGATGTACTTCCCCTTAACGGTACTCT